GCACAGGCCGGGCACGCCCGAGCACCCGCGCCTGGTGAAGGGACGCGCGCAGGCATGAGCGCATGCCCGACCGATTGCGGCGGCGCCGTGAAGCCCGGCAACCTGATGTGCCTGTGCTGCTGGCGGCTGGTGCCGAAGCCGCTGCAGTCCGAGGTCATGCGCACCTGGCGGGCGTATCAGTTCTATCTGCGGGGCGCGAAGCGACGTCGCGAGTTGAAGAGCGCGCGCGCAGATACGGGCGTCGAGTACCACAAGGCTAGAGATGCCGCGATCGCCTCCGCGCGCGAGCGGTTGATCAAACAGGAGCTGCGGGCATGAAATGGTGGGTGTTCAACGCGGAGCAGATCGAGGCGGCGCTCGCCGCATTCGTGGAGCGCCAGAAGCGCGATCATGAATGGGTGCACAACGACTCCACCGCCGACAAGCTGGGTGAGGCCATCCGCGCGTTCCTCGAATCGCCCGAGGCGCGCGAGCACAAGCTGCGCGGCGACACCGAATGAAAAATCCGCAAGCCGTGAGTGCGGCACAACCACGGCGGTCCGCGATGGCAGCCGGCTCGCTCGACATGAGGCCAGCCGGACATTCTCCCTCCTCCGGGCGCCAGGCGCGGACGTTTTTGAGTGATGAGTGATGAATGATGAGTGAAGAGCGAAAGCGTGTTGACAACCTCCGCAACCGCGACCTGGCGGCGATCCACATCGCCAAGGCGCAGCTCGCGCTGGATGATGAGACGTATAGACAAATGCTGTACACGATCGCGCGAGTGAAGTCGTCGGCGGATCTCGATTTCGCCGGGCGCAAGCGCGTGCTCGACCACCTGCGCGCGCGCGGTTTCAAGGCGCGGCCAGATCGGCAGCAAGCTGCCTCCCACCAACATCCGGGGCGGCCGGCGAACATGGACAACCCGGATCGCGGGCCGAGTCTGCGGAAGATCGAGGCGCTGCTGGCGGATGCCGGCCGGCCGTGGGCCTACGCCGACGGCATGGCGCGTAAAATGTTCCACGTGGAAAAAATCGCCTGGTGCGAGGCCGATCAACTGCATAGCATCATCGGCGCGCTGATGATCGACCAGAAGCGGCGGCGCGATCGCGCGGCGAAGGCGAACGCTGATGCACTGTAACCAACTCCGCGACCCGAATACCGGCGAGCTGCTCGCGATCGTCTGCGGCGACCGCAATCGCGTGCCGCTCTGCGCCTGCGGCAAGTCCTCGCGTTTTCAGTGCGACTGGAAAATCGCGCCCGGCAAGACGTGCGACAAGCATCTCTGCGGCGATCACGCCCAGGAGGTCGGCCCCGAGAAGCACTTGTGCCCGGGGCATCAAAAAGCCTATCGGCAATGGCAGGAACGCAAAACCGCAGCGGCGGGAGCATGACGAGCCGGATGCACCCGATCCTGGAGGAACTGGCGGCCGTGGTGGCCGCCAGCCTCATGAAGCACCCGGGGCTCACGCGCGAGACCGCGGCAGCCGCGGCGGAACACATCACGGACGCGCTGCGCGCGACCTACGGCGGCGACAAGGGCATCTACATCCCGCGCACCAAGTACAGCGTCGCGTATATGCACGGCGAGATCGCACGGCGCTGGGACGGCACCAACACGCGGGAACTGTGCCGCGAACTCGGCATCAGCGATTCGCGTCTGCGCCAGCTCGCCCGCTCGGCGGATTACCCAAATCTACACCCAAAGTTTCCCGCGCTGCGCCCCTAGCATGGGCGCATGGCGCAAGAATCGAGGATCGAGGATCGAGGATCGAGGATTGAGGCCCGGAAGCGGGCCGTCGATCTAATCGTCATCCATTGCAGCGCGACGCCCAACGGCCGGCGCACGACGGTCGAGGACATCGACCGCTGGCATGACGAGCGCGGTTTCGAGCGCGCTCCGGCTTGGCGGCGCCGCCAGAATCCCAACCTCGCGGCGATTGGCTATCACTTCGTGATCTATCTTGGCGGCGCGGTCGCCACCGGCCGGCATCTCGACGAGATCGGCGCGCACGTCTCGGGCAACAACCGCACCTCGATCGGCATCTGCATGATCGGCACCGACCAGTTCACGCCGCAGCAATGGGGCGCGCTCAAACACAACATCGACGGGCTCGCCAAGCTCTACGGTCGCGTGCTCGTGCCGCTGCCGGCCTCGGGGGTGATGGAACGGCGCGAGGCGGGACAGGTTTACCTCTGCGGCCACCGCGACCTTTCCCCGGATGAGGACAACGACGGCCTGGTCGAACGGTGGGAGTGGCTCAAAATCTGTCCCGGGTTTGACGTTCGCGCCTGGCTTGCGAGCGGCATGACGCCTCCGGCCGGCCACGTGCTCGAGATCCCAGACGAGGCGGCGGCGTGATTCGTTATCTCGTCATCCTGCTCGTCATCGTGCTGGCGCTCGCCTGGGCGAGCATCGCCAGCGCCGCGGTCCAGCTCGACGGCCAGGGGTGCATGGAATACGCCATTTGGAGCCGGGACCTGGTTTGGGCCCGCGACGTCGGCGCCGATCGGGAGAAGGTCCGCGCGAGTCTCGCGGAGATGCGGGTGGAGACCGGAGCGGCAGGCGTCGCCGCGGGCGTCGTGTTCGCGCTCCTGCTGCGCGATCTCGACCGTCTATGGGACACCACCGCCAGCCGCCATGCGGTGATGCAGACGGTCGCCCGCGACTGCGTCGCGCGGCGCGGCCTATACGGTGATGAGATATGAGCGGTTACAAAACGCTCATCGGCGCGGCGGTGGCGCTCGCCGCCGAGCTCGCGCGGCTCGCCGGCGTGGACATCGGCGACCAGCAGGGGCTGGTGAATTCGATCCTGGTGATCGGCGGCGTCGTGCTCGCGATCTACGGGCGGCTCGTCGCCAAAACCCGCTTCGACCAAACACGCATGTAGAGGGGGCATCATGAAATCGTTCGCACACTACGCATTGATCGCCCTCGCGCTGAGCCTCGCGGGCTGCGCTACCGGTATTGGCGAGAGGGTTCTGCTGGCCGGCACGACCGGCGCCGTGCGGTTCGATCCTGCGGATGTTGCCCGGGCAATCGAGATCGCAGTGAAGAAAAAAGACACCGACGGTGAAGCGTGCTATCGGGCAATCAGCAAGCATCTCGACCAAGAGTTTGTGCTCGAACCGATAGGCGTAGTCTCGCTCTTCGCCGCGGGTCGCGTCAGAATCATTGAAGCCGGCGCGGGCCTTGCGCGCGAGGTGAAGCGGGAGTGCGCGGTAATCGACTTTGATGTCACCCCGCTTTTGAGGGGCGCGGTCCGGGCGATCGGCGGAGCGCTGCTGCCGTGAGCATGGCACATCTGGTGCACGGCTACCGGGTAGCCGACGGGGGGAAGGCCACCAGCGACACCCTGATTCCGTACTTGGAAATGGCCGGCTTTCCTGTTCATCAGCACGACTACGGCTGGTTCGGACTCATGCAGGTTCGGCTGCTGAATGGCGGCGTGGCAGAGGATATCCTGCGCGGCACGAAGGTTGGCGACATCGGCGTCGGACACTCCAACGGCTGCGCGATTCTCGCCGATGCCGCCGACCGCGGCGCGCCGTTTGCGGGTCTGATATTCATCAATCCCGCGCTGGACACGGGCCGGGTGATCGAGCGGCGGGTGAAGTGGATCCACGTCTATTACAACAAGGGCGATGTGCCAGTCTTGATCTCGGAATTGTTGGATTGGTTGCCGTGGAATTGGAACCACAAACACCCGTGGGGCGGGATGGGCCGGACGGGATTTACCGGCCACGATCGGCGATATCGCAATGTCGACTGCGGCTCATACGGCGTAGCCGGGCACTCGGATTTTTTCCGGCGGATCGAGGTGATGGGGCCGGTGCTCATCCAAAACCTGAGGGCGGCATGAGCTGGCGGGACATGCGCTGGCAGGAGAAGGTCGTGGCGCCGCTGATTTTCGCGGCGGCGACGCTCGTCTACTACGGCCACGACGTCGTCGCCTGGCTGCTGGCGTTGATTGGGGTTTGATTTAACGGGAGGAAACGCAATGGCTAATGCACTGAGAGACACCGGCCGCGAGGGATTCCTGGACGGCACGATCGATTGGGACACCAATACGATCAAGCATTTTCTCTACGACGAGGGCGCGGACGCGTTCATCGCCGGTGACGACAACCTCGACGACATCCTCGCCGGCGCGCGTATCGCGACCTCCGGCGCGTATGCGTCAAAGACCGTCACCGCCGGCGTGGCGGACGCGGCCGACGTCGTGCACACCGCGGTGTCGGGCGCGACGGTGGAGTCGATCGAGATCTACAAGGATTCCGGCGTGGAATCGACCTCGCGCTTGATCGCCAACATCGACACCGCGACCGGGCTGCCGGTCACGCCCAACGGCGGAGACATAACGGTTGTTTTCGACGCAGGGGCAAACAGGATTTTCAAGCTGTGATGGACGGCAAGCTCACCATCAACGTCAAGGCGGCCGGCACCCGCGTCGCGCTGAACCTCGACGATAAGGTCCGCGGCACGATGGACTGGTCGGCGGCGCAGCAGATCTCGCGCGAACTGCGCGCGCTCGCGGCCGCAGCGGTGGGCATGGTGTTCTACAAGTTCACCGTCGACGGCCGCCCGGTCTACGTCGACTTCGAGCCGGGCCTGGCGCTGGCGCTCGCGAATGCGCTCTACCGATGCTCGCTCCAGGCCGAGGAGCAGGCGAAGGCCGAGCGCATCGCGCTTGATACCGCGATCCTCTACCGCGCGGGGGCGCCGCTCGGGCTCTCCAACGATCCGGCCATCCTCGACGAAGCGAAGAAAGAGGCGGCGTGGAATTCCGAACTGCGCCGCGCCATGCCCGGCGGCGTGAAATCCGCCGAAGCGTTCGGCGTGCCGGCGGTGCGGCGCGGCCCGCCGCCCGGAACCACTCAACACTGAAAGGACCCCCATGAAAACCTATGACGCCATGACGCTTTCGGAACTGGACGACGCGATCGCGCAGAGCAACGCGGTCGTGGACAAGATCAAACAGGATCTGCGCGACATGCAGCGCGCGCGCGACGCGCAGCTCGCCGCCGAGCTTACCGCGAAGCGCGTGGCATCGATGTCGCCCGCCGAACGCGAGGCGATGGCGAAGGCGCTCGCGGCGAGCTAAAGGATGGCCGATGAGGCTGCATCGCAAGGTGTGGTTGTGGTGGGGGCACTGGTGGGCGGTGCAGTATCTCGACACGCGCGACGAGGTGTCGCTCGGCGTGAGGTTTAACTGGCGCCGGCCGCTGTTTGATCTTTACCTCGGCCCGCTGACGGTCGCGATCGGACGCTGTCCGGAACTGACGGCCCGCGACGAAGCGCAAAGCCACTCCTGCCGCGGGTTCATCATCACCGATCGGGCGGCGCTGTAGATGGCAACCGCGACCAAAGCAACGCGCGGCGCAGTCGGGACGAACGACTGGACGACGCCAGAAAATGCGAGCGCTGACGATGGCGTGAACTACGCCACCTGTGCCCCAGGGAAAAACGCGTCGGTCATCGGCGATTGGGATTTTGCCGCGTTCACCGACGGCGAGATCCCGGTCGGCTCGCTCATCAACTCGGTCATCATCCGCTCGAACTACAAAGTCTCCACGACGCTCTCGATCGCGTCGCTGGGCGTGCAGGCGGGCAACAACGGCGCATTCGACGCCGAGGAAACGCACGCCACCGAGCCGACCACCGACACCGATTTTAATGTCACCTTCAATGCCGAGCCGTCGATCACCGACCTGAAAACGGCCGGGCGCCTGGTCGCCCGGATCCGCGGGATTCGCGGCAACGACATCGACGCGGTCACCCTCAGCCTCGATTATGTCGAGCTCCGCGTCGATTATGCTCCGGGCCAGACCGTATCCGACGCCGGCAACATCGCGAGCGGAGAAGCCTTCGGCGCCGATCAGGCGAACCTCACGCTGCCGGCGGTGGGCGGGCTCGCGAGCGAGGAGGCGTTCGGCGCGAGCCAGCTCAATCTCACGCTCTCCGGCGCCGGTGCGATCGCGACCGAGGAAGCGTTCGGCGCGGCCACCATCAGCGCCGGCACGCCGCAGACGGTGAGCGAGGCGGGCGCGATCGCGAGCGCCGAGGCGTTCGGCGCCGACCAGCTCAATCTCACGCTCTCCGGCGCCGGCGCGATCGACACCGCCGAGGCCTTCGGCGCGGCCACCGTCACGCCGGGCGGCGTCACCGTCACCGCCTCGGCCATTGACAGCGCCGAGGCTTTCGGCTCGGACCAGATCAATCTCACCCTGCCGGCGGTGGGCGGGCTCGTGAGCGAGGAGGTGTTCGGCGCCGATCAGCTTAATCTCACGCTCTCCGGCGCCGGTGCGATCGCGACCGCGGAGGCGTTCGGTGCGGCGAGCGTGGACCTGGGGCCGATCACCCTTTCGCCGACGGCGATCGCGAGCGAGGAAGCGTTCGGCGATACGACCGTCACGCCGGGCGGGGTCACCGTCACGGCATCCGCAATCGACAGCGCCGAAGCTTTCGGCACCGACCAGGTGAACCTCGCGCTCTCCGGCGCCGGCGCCATCGCGACGGCGGAAGCGTTCGGGGCGGACACCGTCACGCCCGGCGGCGTCACCGTGACCGCCTCGGGCATCGCGAGCGCCGAAACATTCGGCAGCGACCGGCTCGATTTGACGCTGCCGGCCGTGGGCGACATCGCGAGCGCCGAGGCCTTCGGCGCCGATCAGGTGAACCTCGCGCTGCAGGCCGCGGGCGCGATCGCCAGCGCGGAAGCGTTCGGAGCTGACCAGCTCAACTTGACGCTGCCCGCCGTGGGCGACATCGCCAGCGGCGAAGCGTTCGGCGCAGACACCGTCACGCCCGGCGGCGTCACCGTCACCGCGTCCGGCATCGCGAGCGCTGAGGCGTTCGGCGCCGACCAGCTCAACCTGACGATCACCGGCGCCGGCGCGATCGCGAGCACAGAGGCCTTCGGCACGGCGCTGGCGCAGCTCGGCCTGGTGAGCGATCCGCGCTACATCGCGCCGGACGAGGCGCGCGCATTTACGGCGGCCGACCGGCCGCGCTTGTTCACGGCCGAAGATCCCGGCCGCACATTCACCGCACCGGAACCCCGATGAGCATCGAATCCAAAGACCCCGCCGAGATCATCACGGTGACTTTCCCCTACGCCAAGGAAATCGGCGGCGCGACGATCCTGAACGAGGCGGATCCGGGCGCGAACCCGGACATCACCGTTGAGATCACCAACGGCACGGACTCGGGCGCGGCGCAGATGCTCAATGGCGCCCTGCAAATATCGACCTCGAATGTGCTGCAGAGCGTGAAGACCGGCCTGGACGGGGTCGATTACAAGCTGCGCTGCGAAGCGCCGTTGTCCGACGGGCGAAAACTGGTGCGGGTGCTGCCGCTGCCGGTGCGGCGTAAGTAGCCCGGTAATGAGTAATGAGTAATGGGTAAAGGGTTTGACTCATCACCCATCACCCATCACCCATCACTGATTATGGATATGTTCGACCAGGCGCAGGAGCACGAGCAGTGGATGCGCGACCAGGCGCTCGCGGCGCAGCGTGCGAGGGGGCTGTGTGGGAGGCAGCTTGCTGCCGATCGGGGGCAAGCCCCCTCCTACTGCCTGGACTGCGGCGAGGAGATCCCGGATGCGCGCCGGTGCGCGGTGCCGGGGACGGAGCGCTGCGTGGACTGCGCGAAAATATACGAACTTAAAAACAAGAGGCGGCGATGAGCTTGCAACTGGATTTGTGGCAACTGATCACACTGCTCGGCGGCATGTCCACCTTCTTCATCGGCTCGATCGCGGCGATGTCGAAGATGATGGTCGGGCAATTCGAGAAACATCTCGACGATCGATTCGCGGCGCAGGAAGAGCTGCGCCGCGAGGGGCGCGCTAAATCCGAGCAACGATTCGACCGCCTGGAGCAGGCGAACATCGATCGCGAGCGCGAGATGCTGAAGCTGCGCGCGGAGCTGCCGGTGCACTACGTGCGGCGCGAGGACGCGATCCGTGCCGAGACGGTCATCAACGCCAAGCTCGACGCCCTTGCCGTGAAAATCGACGCGGTCGCCGAACGCCAAAAGAGGACCTAAACGATGGATTACGAGAAGATTCGCCGCGAGAACATCCGCTGGCACATTCTGGTGGCCGCCAACGCCGGCGCGCCGCAACCGGTCGCCGAGACGCTCATCCTCTCGGCGATCCAGTCGATCCCGGTCGAGTGCACGGCGCTGGAGCTGCGCCGCCAGCTCGACTATCTCGCCGACCGCGGCCTGGTGGAGCTGAAGCGCCATGAGGGCGCGCCGTGGACCGCGGATCTCACGCGCGAGGGCGCGGACGTGGTCGAGTACACCATCGAGTGCGATCCGGGCATCGCGCGGCCGCGTAAATACTGGTAATGGGATATGGGTGATGGGTAAGAGAAGCAAGATCACGCAGCTCCCGCGCGAGGTCAAGGCGTGGCTCGATCAGGCGCTGATCGAGGGCAACTTCGCCGGCTACCAGGCGCTGGAGGCGGATCTCAAGTCGCGCGGCTACGACATCGGGAAATCCTCGATCCACCGCTACGGCACGCACCTGGAGCGCAAGCTCTCCGCGATCAAGGCGAGCACCGAGGCCGCGCGGCAGATCGCGGCGGCGGCGCCGGATGACGCCGACCAGCGCTCGGCGGCCGTCATCAGTTTGATACAGACCGAGGTGTTCGAGGTGCTGGTCGCGCTGCAGGAAGCGGAGGCCGACGGCGACCCGATGAAGCGCGCGAAGCTGCTCTCCACCGTGGCCAAGAACGTCGCGACGCTCTCGCGCGCGAGCGTGAATCAGAAGAAACACGAGATCGAAGTGCGCGGCAAAGTCACGGCGGCTGCCGACCGCGCGGCCTCGATCGCCAAGAAGGGCGGGCTCACCGCGAGCGCCGTCGACACCATCCGCCGGGAGATTCTCGGCATTGCAGCATAATTCCCTCAGCAGAGGGATAACTCAAGGAGAAGCAAAATGAGCTGGAGCGTAAGTGCAATTGGCAAGCCATCCGCTGTCGCAGAAAAACTGGCATCACAGTTCGCGGCAATCAAGTGCATGGAACCCGAGGAAACAATCAAGAATCACGTGGCGAGCGCCGTAGCAGTCGCGCTCAAGGCGTTCCCGGCGTCCTATGCCGTCAAAGTGGACGCATCCGGCAGTCAGTCGACGAGTCACGCCGAGCCGGGTGTCGCGTCGAATCAACTCAGCGTCAAGATCGAGCCGCTCTGGGGTTTCTGCGAATAGCAAAATGGGCAGCCTTGGGCGAAAAGGCCCGACGCGCCACAACGCGCCAGGCCGATTTTGGCCTTACCACCCTACGTTCTCGCGCCGGGACCCCTTTTAACCCCCCTTTAACTCTCAACGTCGAACGCATTAAAGGCCATTTTTTTGAGAAAGACCCCCCCAAAAAGCAGGATCAAGGATCGAGGATCGAGGATTGAGGTCCCGGCTGCCGCCGCGCGCGACCCCCTGGACCGCCTCAAGACCGCGCCGAACGATCGTTCGGCGCCGGCGGTGCTGCTGTCGTATCAACAGGCCTGGGTCGCGGACCAGGCCGAGGTCGCGGTGTGGGAGAAGTCGCGCCGCATCGGCGCCTCGTGGTGCGACGCCTCCGACTCGGTGTTGACCGCCGCCGCGGCCGAGGGCATGGACGTGATGTATATCGGGTACTCCGAGGACATGACTCGCGAGTACATCGATGATTGCGCGATGTGGGCGCGCGCGTTCAACCGCGCCGCGAGCGCAATGCAGGAGGTGATGTTCGACGACACCGATGCCCGCGGCGAGATCCGGCAGATCAAGGCCTTCCGTATTGATTTCGCCTCGCGTTCCAAGATCCTCGCGCTCTCCTCGCGCCCGCGCTCGATCCGCGGCAAACAGGGCAAGGTCACCATCGACGAGGCCGCATTCCACGACGATCTCGATGGTCTGATCACCGCCGCGATGGCGATGCTGATCTGGGGCGGGCGGGTGCGCATATTGTCGTCGCACAACGGCGAAGACAATCCATTCAACCTTTTGCTCAAGGATTGCCGCGCCGGGAAGCTGCCCTATTCGCTGCACGGGACGACGCTCACGACCGCGCTCGACGCCGGCCTGTTCGAGCGCATCCAATTGGTGATGGGCGCGCGGCTCAAGGAAAAAACGCGCGCCGAGTGGGAGGCAAAAATCCGCGCGAACTACGGCGATCGCGCCGCCGAGGAGCTCGACTGCATTCCGCGCATGGGCTCGGGCGTCTACATCCCGCGCACCATCGTCGAGCGCTGCATGGAAGACGGCATCCCGCTCATCCATTACCGCAAGCCGGCCGAGTGGATGCTGAACGAGCGCCGCCTGGAAGAGGCCGACACCTGGATCCGCGACACGCTGAAACCCGTCATCGACAGCCTGCCCACCGACCGGCGCAGCGTGCTCGGCCAGGACTTCGGCCGCAGCGGAGATCTGTCCGACATCCTGGTGCTGCAGCGCGAGTCGCAGTCGCGCTGGCGCGCCGGCTTTCTGCTCGAGCTGCGCAACATCCCGTTCGACGTGCAGCAGAAGATTCTGTTTTTCATTCTCGACGAGCTGCCGTTATTTTTTCACGCCAAGTTTGACGCCCGCGGCAACGGCCAGGCGCACGCCGAGGCCGCGCTCCAGCGCTACGGCGTCTCGCGCGTGGAGTGCGTGATGGCGAGCCCGACCTGGTACGCCGCGAACTTCCCGCCCTACAAGGCGGCGTTCGAAGACCGCTCGATCGTGCTGCCGCGTTCGGAAGACGTGATCGCCGACCATCGCCGCGTGATTTTGAAAAACGGCTACCCGACGATGGACGACGGCCGGGACAAGGGCGCCGACGGTCAATACCGCCACGGGGACTCCGCCATTGCCGGGGTGAATGCCTGGGCGGCGACCAAGTGCGCTGTCGTGCCGATGGAGTTCGAATCGCTCGGGCGGATGCGCGAGAGCGCGCAGATCGACGACTATGCCGGCCGCGAGCGCTTTTCCCGCGCTGAATTTATGAGCTGATCCTATGGCCCAATCCCCCGACACCCGAAAGAAACGCCTGTCCACCGACGAGATCGCCTCGATCGCGCGCGACATCAATCGCGTGATGTTCGGCGGCATCCTTCAAAACCTCGACGACACGCTCGTGACGCGCGGGCGCAGCAAGGGGCTCAAAATCTACGACGAGCTCGCGCGCGACACGCACGCTTACGCCGTGCTGCAAAAGCGCAAGCTCGCGGTGACCGCGCGCCCGTGGCAGGTCGACGCGGCCTCCGAATCGCCGCGCGATACGCAGGCGGCCGAGCTGGTGACCGCGCAATTCAAGGCGCTCGGCTTCGACCGCCTCACGCGCAATCTGCTCGATGCTCAGCTCAAGGGCTTCGCGGTGGGCGAGGTGATGTGGGACGTGCGCGGGGCGGAACTCGTTTGCGCGCGCGTGAAGCCGCGCAACGCGCGCCGCTTCGTCTTCGCCGAGGACGAGACGCTGCGGCTCATCACGCGCGAGCACCTGATGGACGGCGAGGCGCTGCCCGGGCGCAAGTTCATCGTGCACCGTTTCGGTGATGACGAATCGCCGTACGGCCTGGGGCTCGGCAACAAGCTTTTCTGGCCGGTGTTTTTCAAGCGCCAGGACATTACGTTCTGGTTGACCTTCGCCGACAAGTTCGGCAGCCCGACCGCGGTCGGAAAATACCCCGCGGGCGCGATCAAGGAGGAACAGAAAAAGCTGCTCGACGCGCTCGCCGCCATCGCCCAGGACGCGGGCATCATCGTGCCCGATGGCATGATGATCGAATTGCTCGAGGTGGCGCGCACCGGCTCGATCGACACCTATGAAAAGCTCGCGCGCTACATGGACGAGCAGATGAGCGAGTGCGTGCTCGGCGAATCGATCACCACCACGCCGGCGCTGACGGGGCTGGGCAGCGGCGTCGCGACCGTGCAGAACGAGGTCCGGAAAGAGATCGCGCAGGCCGATGCGGACGAGGTTTCGGAGACGCTCAACGAAACGCTGGTGCGCTGGATCGTCGATTACAACCTGCCCGGCGCCGGCTACCCCACGGTGTGGCGGAACTTCGAGGAGCAGGCGGACCTCGGCGCGCAGGCGACGCGCGATCAGTCCATCTGCGAGATGGGATTCCGGCCGAGCCTGGAATACATCAACGCGACCTACGGCGACAACTGGACCGAGGCGCCGGTGGGAGCCGGCTTGCCGGCGATTATTGGCGATCAATCGGGGGCAAGCCCCCTCAAACAACCGGCGTTCGCCGAACCGGCAATCGCGGTCGCCGGCGCCACCGAGGACCAGGTGGCGATCGATCAGGCGGCCGCGGAATTCTCCGCGGAATGGGAGAAGCTTCTCGGTCCGCGCATCGACGAGCTCGTCGCAATGGCCGAATCCACCGGCGATCTCGTCACCTTCCGCGAGCGCCTGGCGGAGCTGATGAAGGCGGCGCCGTCCGCGGCGCTCGTCGAATCGCTCGAGCGCGCCGGCTTCACCGCGCATCTGCTCGGCCGCACGAGTGGCAACTA